ATAGACTTTAGAGCAAGTGCAAATGATCTTGCCAACAGATACGTTGCAAGAATAAGAGGTATTAGAGAATCTTCAGGAGCAAAAAGTCAGTTGTCTTTTTGGACAGAAAGCGGAACTGATTTATTACAGAGGATGACCATACGCGCTTCAGGCAACGTAGGTATTGGAACTGCTAGTCCTAGTTACAAATTTACAGCTTATGGAAGCTCATCAGATAGCGAAATTGTAGCTTCTTTTGGTAGCGCAAATGACATATCTGAATATACCGCTATTGGATTATCTGGTTTTATCGCAGGTAACTAGAAAGAACCGCTAGTTTTGGTGTAGGAAAATTACACTTTTTAAATAACACCACTATAGATGACTCGGATATGACTCTAAGCGATTCTAGAATGGTTATAGATATAGACGGTAACGTAGGTGTTGGAACTACTAGTCCTTCGTCTTTTAATTCAAGAGGTAGAAATTTAGTAGTCAATAGCGATGGTGACACAGGTATTACTATTAGTGCTAATTCTACAAGTAGTAGTACTTTACTATTTGCAGACGCGTTTGCTGAATATGATCATTCAAACGATTCAATGGCTTTTAGCACATCAGCTACTGAAAAAATGCGTATTGATTCTTCAGGCAACGTAGGTATTGGAACTGCTAGTCCACTTGCTGATTTAACTGTCGCAACACAGATGTCTAGCAGTCGTACTTCTATACTTTATTTAGATATTGATGGAACTAACACAGATGGTGGAGGTGGTGAAATTGTATTTAGTACTTCAGCGAGTTCTGGAGACTTAACTAATTATAATGCTAAAGTAACAGGAACAAGAGTATCTGGTGATGGAGGTGATAGTGAATTAGGGTTTTGGACTACATTAGTTAGCGATAACGTAGCATCTCAACAAAGAATGGTTATCACAAAAGAGGGTAACGTAGGTATTGGAACAACCAATCCTGGAGCTAAACTTGAAGTAGTAGGTTCAGGTACAGCAGCTATATTTGGAGACGGAACTAGAGCTTTTAAAATATATACAGACGCTGATGAAGTTAGTTTATTAGCTGAAGGTTCTGTTCCTATGAAATTTTATACTAGCGGAGCTGAAAAAATGCGTATTACTTCCGCAGGCAACGTAGGTATTGGTACGAGTAGTCCTGCTTCAAAATTAGAAGTTGATGGTGGTGATGTTGAGGTAAGTGATTCGCTTAATGGGTTAATATTAAAATCACCGGACGGAACAAGATATAGAGTAACAGTTGCAAACGGAGGTACGCTTACAGTATCAGCAGCATAATAAAAAAAATAAATAACTAATAATTAAAAAACAAAAAAATGGGATACAATAAACCAAATCCATTAAAAGCAATGGAGTCAGCTTTAAAAATGTATAAAGCAGAAAAAAAAGGTGGTATGCATAGAATGGAATCACCTATGTACGCAGGTCATAGTCCAATGAAAGCAGATGGATACTACATGTCAAAAGAATTAAAAGACATGCCTATAGTAGATATTGAAAAAGGTAAAGGTAAAGGCGATTACAGCACTAATCCAGATAAAAATCCTATGGCTGGAAAAAGTGGCATGAAAGACAAAATGGATAATTTTGGTAAAGGAAATAAAAAACCAGCTACAGAAAAAACATATGGTTCACCTGCAAAAGCTGCTAAACCAGATTTTTTAGATTTAGATAAAGATGGTAATACTTCTGAGCCAATGAAAAGCGCTGCTAAAGCTAAAGGTTCTCCAGCTAAAAAACAAGGATACAACGATAGATTAGATGAAAGTTTAGCTAAAGACGGTAAAGAGTCTAGCAAAAAACAATCTATGAAAGATCGTAGAGATGAATCAAAAGGAATGGAAAAATCAAAAGGAAAAGGAGCTTATTCTTCTGATCCAAAAATGAGCTAAATATGGGACATAAAATTCACAAGCATATGAGTGGTGGAAAATCATCATCACCATTAAATCAAAATATACGACCTGATTATAGAGATCCTGAAAATCTTAGACTAACTGATGAAGATTATGAAGCTGAGTTAAAAGCAAGAGCTCTTTTAGCAGAAGAAAAAGGTTATGACCAAGTTAGAGGAAGAGGTTCACGAATTATAGATAGATATGGTGGCGAAGATGTTGCTCCTATACCAGGAGGCCAAGGTGATCGTGTAGACTATATACCTAGCATAGACTCTGAAGCTTTACAAGGTATTGATCCAGAGATTTATGAACTAGGAAGAGAAGCGGCTAAAGATTCGTTAAGCTATGTTAATAGAGGTATGGGCGGAACAGCAAAGGTTTTGTTTGGAGATAATTTAAGTAGAAATCTTAGAGAAGCTACAGACCCAGAGTCATACGAGGCTAAATTAAGAACAGCAATAAGAAAAGGTGGTAAAGTTAGACCAGGCCAATCAGGTGCGCCTAATATAGATATTATTGCTCCTAAATCATATGGACCAGATAGCTATACTCATTGGAATTTTAGAGACCAAGTATCTGCTCCTAATATAGGTAAAGATGTTAGAGAAAAAATACTTAACAAGTATATAAATAAAAGTGAATTATTTAAAAATCAAAGATATTAAGATGGGAAGAGGATACAGTGGAAATCACCCTCGCTATTCAGGCGAGAGATACGATGCTAAACAAGCGTACAATAAAGATCTAACAGCTTCTGCTAGATTACACTACTTAGAAAACTCTGCTAGATTACACTACTTAGAAAACGACAGACACGATCACGATTCACCTCATCACATGAGTGTTAATCAAAGACTTGATGATTCTTTTGGTATGGGACAAAACACAGGTTCTGCTCCCTCACCAATGAATAAACATTGTAAAAGTCATTCACCTGTTAAAAACAGAGCTGGAAAATTAAGAGAAAAAGCTGCTAAAATATCTAGCAAAACTGAAGGACAAGGCGGTTATGATTATGAAAGTCCTAAAGTACAAAAACTTTTAAGCAAAGCTAGAAAAGTAGATGAAAGAAGCGGAATGAAATCTAGAGATGAAAGATCTGGAGAACTAAGAGGTAGAGAAATGGATGATATGATAGATAATAGACCAGATAGTCCTTTCAATGCTTGTGCTAAAGACGAAGGTGGAAGTGGTTGTATCCAAGAAATGGGTGGAGCATGGAGAGTAATTAGTAATAAAACAGATAAACCTTGGCCAGCAAAATACGGAAGCAAATCAAAAGCTGAAGCTGCTTTAAGAGGTTATCACGCAGGATAATATGGATATACTAGGTAAAATTAGATCAAGTTTTTCAAATAAAAACGGTTTTAAAATAGGTTTCTCAAATAGATCTCCTTTAAACCAGTACAAGAGCACTATGCCTACTAGTTTTAATTTACCTAAGTTAAACGCTAAAGTTGGTGTTGCCCAAAATATAGTTTCTGGTGACCAAGCTTTAAGTGATGCTAATTTACAAGAGTCAGAATTTATTGGAAAGTCAATACAAGGTGCTGTTAAAGAAATTGGTGACGCTGTTGTAAAAAAGAAAAAAACAAAAAAAGAAAAGGAAAAAAAACAGCAACTAGAAGATGAGTTAGAGTTAGCGAATAATAAAGTTGAATTACAAAATAAAATAAACGAAGTTTTAAATAAATGAAAGCTAAAGGATTAGGAGATAGTATAGCAAATTTTACTAAAAAAACTGGCATTAATTCAGCAGTGCAGGCAGTATCTAAAGCAATGGGTAAACCTTGTGGTTGCGCTAAAAGACAACAGATATTAAACGAAAAGTTTCCATATAAAAATTCAAAATAGTATGTTTAGATTAAAAAATAAATTTACTATAGAATCACCATTTAAACAAGATAATACACCTATTTATAATACAAGTCTTGAAGATGGAGTTTTAGGTAAAGCAAATAATAACGGTACAATTTTAGTATCAGATAAAATAACTGATTCAGAAGAAAGACAAAGCGTTATTGATCATGAAAAAGTTCATTTAGATCAAATGAAAAGAGGTGACTTAGATTATGATGATGAAAATGTATATTGGAAAGGTAAAACATATTCTAGAGAAGATATGCAAGAAGGTGCAGAAAACTTGCCATGGGAAAAAGAAGCGTATAATAAAACAGATCCATTTAAAAAATATTAATATTTAATATGTCAAAAAAATTTAAAGACACTAAAGTAGGTAAATTTCTATCTAACGCAGCTCCTGGAATTTTAAATACAGTAGGTGATGTATTACCTGACAATGGTGTTATGGGTTTAGTAAAAAATCTTATACATAAAGAACCGGCTTTACCGCCAGAAGATAAAGAAAAAGCTTTATTATTATTGCAGCAAGATATAGTTGAAATGCAAGAAATAAGTAAACGTTGGTCAAGCGACATGACGTCAGATTCTTGGTTAAGTAAAAATACTCGACCAATGACACTTATATTTTTAACTGTGTCTTTAATTATTTTAATAGTTTTAGACAGTGGTAATATAGGTTTTGGAGTTAATGATACTTGGGTAGATTTATTAAAATCTTTGCTTATAACAGTTTATGTAGCTTATTTTGGTTCACGAGGGGTGGAAAAATTCAAAAAAATGGGTAATAATAAATAAGAGTATTATATTAATTAAATCCAATTAAATGAAAAATTTATTATTAAGTGCGTTAATGCTGTTTAGTATTAGCATCCAAAGCCAAGACTTTGGTGAAAAATTAAAAGGAGTTTGGTCAAGCGAAGAAACAAGTTATTATGTAGTAATATTACATGATAAACAAAAGTATGAGTTTACTAATTTTTCCTTTGAAGAAAATAACGTATTGCAAGAGACTTTTGTAGAAGAAGGTAAAGATTACGTTAAAACAAAAGTTCACAATCCTAAAAATAATTGGGAAGTATTTATAACTTACAAATATGTAAATAAAAATACTTTAACAGCTAAGTTTGAAGGATCTATTAATCAAACGTCTTTTTATAAAAGACACTGGGTTATGACAAATTAAATTAAATAAAATGAACAAAGAAAACAAAATTACTGAAGAAGAGTTAAAAAAAGTAAGAGACTTTCAGTCTAAGCTTTTTGAATTAACACAAAAAATAGGTTTGGTAGAAACTCAAAAACATGCTATACTTCATGAGATAGCTGGAGTTAACCAAGATCAAGATAGTGTTAAGAAACAATTAGAAAATAAATATGGTTCTGTAAGTATAAATTTAGAAGACGGAACTTATACAGAAAACACAAAAAATGAATAATGTAGTTAGAAAAATCAGCATTGGTTCTGATTATAAAAATGACGCAATGCATTATTCTGTAGGTCAACAAGTTTATGGTGGGCATGAAATATCTCATATATTATTAGATGAAAAAGATAATTCATATAACATACATATAAAGAAAAACAACGAGGTATTGCCATGGAAGAAATTTAATTCTAACATGGCTATATCTATAGAGTATGATTTAGAATATTAATGAATAGTTTATATGATTTTATTATAGAACCTATAGGTGATAGGTATGATAATAAAAAAACAGTAGGTGGTAAAGATTTAATACTTAACACAAAAATTGAATCTTGGAAGTTTGTTAATAGATTAGCGAAAGTTGTAGCAGTGCCAATAGCGTTAAAAACTCCTATAAAAAAAGGCGATACTATAGTTGTTCATCAAAATATATTTAGAAGATTTTATAATATGAAAGGTGAACAAAGCAACAGTAGATCTTACTTTAAAGATAATATGTATTTTGCTGCTATTGATCAAATATATTTATATAAACACGATGCAGAGTGGTTGTCTTTTGGAGATAGATGCTTTGTAATGCCTATTAAAAATTCTAATGATCTAATAAACAGAAAAGAAGATCCTAGTATTGGAGTGCTTAAAATTAGTAATAATAAGCTAGAGGCATCTAATATTAAACCAGGAGACACCATAGGTTTTATTCCAGGTGCTGAATGGGAATTTATTGTAGACGATCAACGTCTTTATTGTATGAAATCAAATGATATTGTAATTAAATATGGAAATCAAGAAAACCAAAAAGAGTATAATCCAAGCTGGGCAAGTAGCAGTTGAAGAATTAATTAAAGTGGCTAAAGAGCCTATTGTTGATTCTGATGACGATATATCTGCTGACAGACTTAAAAATGCTGCAGCAACAAAAAAGTTAGCAATATTTGATGCATTTGAAATTTTAAATAGAATACAAGAAGAAGAAGATATAATTGAAGGCAAAGTAGAAAATGAAACCAAGAAACCTAAACAGTTTAAAGGTTTTGCTGAAGGAAGATCTAAATAATGTACGAGCAAACTTTATATAAAATACTAGACGATCATATAAAACCTAAAATAATAAAACAATTAAATAGGTATAAAAAATGGGAGTATGGTTATAACGCAGAACATGATGTCGTTGTTATTTCAAAAACTGGTAAAATAGGTGAAATATATGACATTCAAGGACTTAAAATAGCATTGCCTTTAGAAGAGAACGTTCATAAGTTTAAAGAAAATAAATGGACAGTTTTTGAATATCCTAAAGTTTTAAAGAAAATAAAAACAGTATTCGACTGGAGAGAATATCCAGAAGATTTTAAAGAACAATGGTATGAATATATTAACGAAGAATTTAGAAGGCGTGAAGAAGGTTTCTGGTATATTAACAAGGATAAGCCTACTTATATTACTGGTAATCACTACATGTACTTGCAGTGGAGTAAAATTGATGTTGGGCAGCCAGACTTTAGAGAGGCAAACCGTCTCTTTTTCATATTCTGGACCGCAGTACACGCCGACGCACGGTGCTATGGTATGTGCTATCTCAAGAATAGACGTTCAGGCTTTTCGTTTATGGCATCCGGAGTTACGGTGGATATGGCGACCATATCAAGCGACTCACGTTTTGGGATATTGTCCAAATCTGGCGCCGACGCTAAGAAGATGTTCACCGATAAGGTTGTACCAATATCCGTTAATTACCCCTTCTTTTTCAAACCGATCCAGGACGGTATGGACCGCCCAAAGACCGAACTCGCATACAGAGTCCCAGCGTCCAAGTTCACAAGAAGATCGATTGTATCGACCGAGCAAACCGAGGATCTCACCGGGTTGGACACCACAATCGACTGGAAGAACACCGGGGATAACGCCTATGATGGAGAGAAACTCAGGCTCCTCGTCCACGATGAATCAGGTAAATGGGAGAGGCCGAACAACATCCAGAACAACTGGCGCGTTACGAAAACCACCCTTAGATTAGGTAGTAGAATTATCGGCAAGTGTATGATGGGATCAACGTCAAACGCTTTAGATAAAGGAGGTGCAAATTTTAAAAAATTATTTTATGACTCAGATGTCACAAAAAGAAATGCAAATGGACAGACACGTTCAGGACTCTATTCTTTGTTCATTCCTATGGAATGGAATTACGAAGGATACATTGATTCTTACGGCCATCCTGTCTTCGACACACCAAAAGACCTTGTTAAAGGCCCTCACGGAACACCAATCACAACTGGAGTTATTGAGTACTGGCAAAACGAAGTTGATGGTTTAAAACAAGATCAAGATGCTTTAAATGAATTTTATAGACAATTTCCAAGAACTGAAGAACACGCTTTTAGAGATGAAGCTAAATCTTCTTTGTTTAATTTAACTAAAATATACGAACAAATAGATTGGAATGCAGATATAAAAAGATCATCTGTTATAACGCAAGGAAGTTTTCAGTGGTCAGGAGGTATTAAAGATACTACAGTTATATTTGTACCAAATAAAAATGGAAGATTTTTTATTTCTTGGGTTCCACCTAAAAGATTACAAAACAATGTAATAAATAAATTAGGTAACAGACATCCTGGAAATGAAACTTTAGGAGCATTTGGTTGTGATAGTTATGATATATCAGGTACAGTAGATGGTAGAGGTTCAAATGGAGCTTTACACGGTTTAACTAAATTTAGCATGGAAGATGTACCGCCAAATCATTTCTTTTTAGAATATATCGCTCGTCCACAAACAGCTGAAATATTTTTTGAAGACGTGCTTATGGCTTGTATTTTTTACGGTATGCCAATACTTGCAGAAAACAATAAACCTAGATTACTATATCATTTTAAACGTAGAGGTTATAGAGGTTTTGCAATGAATAGACCTGATAAAGTTTACAACAAACTATCTGTTACAGAAAGAGAAATAGGTGGTATACCTAACTCTAGTCAAGATATAATACAAGCACATGCTGCTGCAATAGAAAGTTACGTTGAAAGTTATGTTGGACTAAGAGATGATAATACATATGGAGATACATATTTCCAAAGAACATTAGAAGACTGGGCTAAATTTAATATAAACAATAGAACAACGCATGATGCTTCTATTAGTTCTGGTTTAGCAATTATGGCTTGTAATAAAAATAAATATAGACCTGTTCCTAAAATGATAAGAAAAAATTATGATTTAGGAATAAAAAAATTTGATAATAGTGGGTTATTATCTAAAATTATAGATTAAATGAGAAAAGTATATACTAACGGTAATAGCATTTTTCCTAGCCAAGTGGTTAGCGACGCTGAGAAAGCATCTTGGGAATATGGTGAGCAGGTTGCTCAAGCTATAGAACAAGAATGGTTTAATCAAGGAAGAACAAATGGCAATAGATACCTAACTACATGGAATAATTATAATAGACTTAGATTATATGCTAGAGGTGAACAACCTACTCAAAAATATAAAGATGAATTATCGATTAA